GCAACAAACGGCACACTTAATGAAGAAGTATTAAGTGAAATTGAAAACGTATTCGAAAGTAAAGTGACTGAAAAAGCAGAACTTCACGTTGAAAGTGCTTTAGTAAAGCAAGATGAGCTTTATACTGAAAAATTAAAAGAGCTTGTAGAAAAGATCGATGTTGACCATACTAAAAAATTAAAAAGAGTTGTTGAAGCTATCGATAGTGATAGAGCTAATAAACTTAAAATGGTGATAGAAAAATATGAAGGTGCTTTAAATGGTGAAGCAAATAGTTTCCAATCACAATTAATTGAAAGTATTTCAGACTATTTAGATGTATATCTTGAAGAAAAAATTCCTACTGAAAGTATTCAGGAGGCAGTAAAGAATACAAAGGCTAAAAAAGTTTTAGAAGGATTAAGAAACCACTTAGCAGTTGACAGTGCACTTGAAAAAGAAAGCATTAAAGAAGCTGTTATCGATGGGCATAATCAAATTAATGAAGCTTCCAGCAAGCTTGAGTCAGTTGCAAAAGAAAATGCAGTTCTTAAAGAACAATTAGATCAGGTTAAAGCAAATCTAATTTTAGAACAAAAAACTGCAGGTCTTGATAAAAAGGCACAGAAGTATGCAAGAAAAGTTTTAAGTGGTAAATCGGAAGAATTTATCAACGAAAACTTTGATTATACAATGAAGCTCTTTAAAAAGAATGAAAGCAACAGGCTCGATATGCTAAAGGAGGAAGCTTTTAGTGCTAGAGAAAACGTAGATAGGGTTATTTACGAACATACTACTGAAGAAAAAGTAGTTGAAGAAAGTTCTAACCCTTATATGGACGAATTATCTAAGTACTAACATTTTCTAACTTGTTTAGGCATTCCTGAGTTTCCTGGTTTTAAAAAACCTTGGGGTCGAATAAAGGGAAAAAAACTATGAACTTCAATTCAATTAGACCTACACAGGCTTATATTGATGAATCAAGAGCTGCTCAACTTCTTGAAAAGTGGGCTCCAGTATTGGATTACACTTCTAAAAGTGTTGCAGCAATTGAAGATAGTCACACTCGTTTAAACACAGCTATGCTACTTGAAAACCAAGAAGCATGGTGCTTAAATGAAGCAGGACCTAACTACACACCTACCAGCCCTAATGCTGCAGGTCGTAACGGTTCTCTTGGTAATGCTACTTCTATTGGTGCTGCTACCCAAGTTGGTGGTACTCCAGGTACAGACAGCTATGCTACTGGTGACTTCCGTCTTCCAAAAATCTTGATTCCTATGATTCGTCGTACTTTTCCCGAGTTAATTACAAATGAAATCGTTGGTGTTCAACCAATGGCTGGTCCAGTTGGTCTTGCATTTGCTCTTCGTTACCGTTACTCAGGTGAAACACTTGGTACTGGTATCGATGGTAAAACAGGTGCAGGTAACACTCCAGGCGGTCAAGCAGGTATTCTTGCTGACGCTGATGGTGTTGAAGCTGGATACCAAAGACTTAAAACAGCATATACTGGTACATCTGCTGATTACCTTTCTGGTAATGATGACTTCTCATTCGTTGAGGATGATAAAGGTGTAGCAGCTCTTCTTAGAAACTTCGAAGTAACAGGTAATATTCCTACTATGGAAGTTTCTTTCGAAAAGACTGCTGTTGAAGCTGGTACAAGACGCTTAGGCGCTCGTTGGTCAGTTGAACTTGAGCAAGATCTTAAGAACATGAATGGTATTGATATCGATACTGAATTGACAAATGCTATGTCATATGAAATTCAGGCCGAAATCGACCGTGAAATGCTTATGAGAATGATTCAAGTTGCTCTTAATGCTGGTTCCGGTACAGGTTACTCAGTATGGAGCCCTGCTTCTGCAGACGGCCGTTGGTTAGTAGAACGAAACCGCGACTTCTATCAAAGATTAATCGTTGAAGCTAACAGAATCGCTGTGAGAAATCGCCGTGGTGCTGCTAACTTCGTTGTTGCTACACCACGTGTTTGCGCTATCCTTGAAATGCTCCCTGAATTCCAGTGGGTACCTGTTCAAGGTAATGTTAACACACAACCAGTTGGTGTTGCTAAAATCGGTAATCTTGGTGGTCGTTTCAACGTTTACAGAGACACTCGTACAGAAGGTCAAGCTGAAGCACAAGGTGGTTCAGTTCTTCGTTCAACACGTCTTGAGTATGCGTTGCTTGGTTACAAGGGTCCAGAGTTTTATGACACTGGTATCATCTACTGCCCATACATTCCAGTTATGGTTCAACGTACAATTGGCCCGAATGACTTCGCTCCGCGCGTAGGTCTATTAACACGTTATGGTGTTGTAGATAATATTTTCGGTGCTAGCTTGTACTACCACGTTATCATTGTAACAGGACTCGGCGAAGCGTTCACACCTGGTACTAACAGTGTGTACTTCGGCTAATCTGATATAAGATACAAACACTTTGAG